TAGCACAATTGCATATAGAATGTCTTATCTTACAGTATCCTATACACAAGATAGAAGAAATAAAGAAAGCGACTTATCAAGAAGAAATAGACTGGTTAGTTCGTAATACTGAGCGCAATTCTTTCATCAAAACACTTGCTAAAAGTCTTAAAGGCAACACCCTCCTATTGTTCAATTTTGTGGAGAAACACGGATTGCCTTTATTTGAAGATCTACAGAATGAATGCTCTAAGAAATCGTATTTAATATATGGTAGTACACCAACAGAAGACAGAGAAAATATTCGTCAAATAGTAAACAAAGAAGACAACTGTTTGTTGGTTGCATCCTATGGTACTTGCTCAACTGGTATTAACATTAAAAACATCAAGAATATCATCTTTACATCCCCCTCTAAATCAGTTATACGAGTCCTACAATCGATTGGCAGAGGACTTAGGAAAGCAGAGGATAAGGAAGGGGTAACTGTCTATGATATAGGTGATGATTTGCATTGGAAGAAGTATCGTAACCATGCATTGCGTCATTTAGACGCGAGGATTTTTATATATAGTAGTGAGAAGTTTGATTTTACGAAACGATTAATTCGTTTAGGAGGTAATACATGAACTGCAAGATTTTGAAATTAAGAAGTGGTGAAGATATAATCTGTAATCTGGTTCAAAAGTCCAAATTAAAATATGAGTGTATAAATCCATATATGTTTAAATACACCACTCTAGTAAACATTGTAACTGGTGTTCCAATAGAATTAACGACAATAAAGGATTGGTTGGGGTTGTGTGCATCTAAGACTATAATAATACCATCTAATCATATAGTTAGTGTTATTACTCCTTCGAAGGAATCAAAGGATCTATATGTTTCTGAACTAAAATCCCACAAAGAACTAAAGAAATTAGTAGTACCCCATCTACTCCCATCAGTCGAAGTAATAAAGGACATAGTTCCTATTACTAAAAAAACCAAAAAAGAAGATATATTAAACGACGAATCACTTGAAGCTCTCAGTAAAATGTTCAATGATATGATAAACATGTCTCCTGAAGAAAGGGAGAAATTAGAACAAGAATACAATGCTAATGGTGGAGATGAAACTTTCATGACTCCTCAAGATGCATATAATGAAGCATTTCCACCAAGAAAACGCAAAAGTTTTAAAAATATACCAATGATTCAGATGTCATTGATATTTCCACCAGAAGTAATGATTGATCTCATGGAATCTGGTATTCTAAATGTGACTGATATGAAGAGGATAGCAAAAGAAGTAAAGAAGAAAATGAAGTTTACTGGGGACGAAAGGCATCGTCCAGATTTTGGTAATAAGCTAACTGATTGGAATTCTAATCCAAATAGTGATGATTACAAGTAGGGTGCTTAAAGGCCGCTGGGACTATTTCTTCTTTATAACCTACACAGAAAGTGTATATTATGTGTCAAGATAAATCAAGAAAAATCTAGAAATTTCTTGTAATAGTTTTAAAAATCAGTATACTATACCCATGATGAAGAAGAAAGAAACCAAACAATACATAGACAATAATAAATTATTTGATGCTATGCTTATGTGGAAAAAACAAATAAGAGAAGCCGAAGACTGTGGAGAAAAGAATCCTCCAGTATCAGACTATATCGGGGAGTGTTTTTTGAAAATAGCAGAACATTTGTCATATAGACCAAACTTTATGAATTATCCTTTTCGGGAGGATATGGTAGGAGATGGTATAGAAAATTGTATATTATACGCTCATAACTTCAATCCAAAGAAATCAAAAAATCCATTTTCTTATTTCACCCAAATAATATATTATGCGTTTCTCAGAAGAATAGAAAAAGAAAAGAAACAGGCGTATATTAAATACAAGTTTATGAAAATAAACGACGAAGACGGTGAATTGACTAGATGGATAAAGGATAAGGATTTTGAAGAATATAATAGCAAGTATACAAAGTTCAATATTCTAACAGATAATGATATAGAAAAACTAGAACCCAAAAAGAAAAGAAAAGCAAAGAAAAGTAAAAAAAAGAAGTTATTCGACGAGTGATATGAAAATCGCATTGATAAATGATACGCATTTTGGTGTAAGAAACGATTCTGGTTTCTTTCTAGAGCATAGTCTGAATTACTATGAGAATGTATTTTTTCCATATATTATAGAAAACAATATAACAGAAATCATACATTTAGGAGATTTTTTTGATCGTAGAAAGTATATAAATTTCAATACTCTAAAAGAAGTAAGAAAACGGTTTTTAGAGAAAATACCCAACAATTGTAATTTTCATATTATAATAGGAAATCACGATACCTATTTCAAAAATACAAACGAAGTGAATTCCCTGAAAGAATTGTTTCGGGGGTATTCAAATATTAGTCTATATGACACTCCGACTGAAATAGAAATTGATGGACTAAAAATCTCGTTAATACCTTGGATCAACGATACTAATAGTGTTGAATATGTTAACTATATAACTTCCTGTTCATCCTCTATACTGATGGGTCATTTGGAAATAAAGGGGTTTGAGGTCATAAGTGGTGTTAAACACGAAATAGGGTTAAACAGAAAAGTACTAGAAAAATTCGAAATGGTGATCTCTGGTCACTTTCATATGAAACAATCTAATAAAAATATACATTATCTGGGTGCTCAATATCAGTTGAATTTTGGAGATGTTGGGTGCATCAAAGGATATCATGTATTAGATACCGCTACAAGAGAACTAGAATTCATAGAAAATGAAAGTAGATTGTTTCATATATTACGGTATGATGATTCTATTCTTTCTGAGGAAATTTTGGACATTGATTTTGCTAAATATACCAACAGTTTTATTAAAATAATTGTTAAGTGTAAGAGCAAACCATTTATATTTGATAAATTCATAGATAAAATATATGGTCTCGATACTCAAGAAATAAGTATAGTAGACGATTTTACTGAAAAAACAGAAAATATTAACATAGATATATCAGAAGACACAATAAGTCTTATAAATAAAGAGATCGATACTCTACACAATGATTTGAACAAAGATAAACTAAAAGTGATTATTAAAAATTTATATATGGAGGCATTATTATTATGACAGCATTACAAACACAACCAGAAGTTCTACCACAAACAGAAGTTGTTCCGACACCACCAACTCCAAAAGTAGTGGAACCACCTTCGTCCTATGCAACATATCCTGGCGCATATTATATCGATCCTGAAACCAAGAAATCAGTAAGATCTGTTCCTTCTAGATTTATGGAGACAAAATCATTTGTAGCAAAATCCCCCATCGCAGGCCTTGGTTGTTTTGCTAAATCTGATATAAAATCTGGAGAGTTCATAGAGGAATGCTCGGCGATATTGACCGATACCACCACCAAACACAATAAGGATTGGGTGATCACTCAATATTTCTTCACATGGCCGTGTGAGCACGATGATCCTATTTGTAATAAAAACGGATCTACTTATTTTGTTCCAACTGGAAATGCATTGTTGTATAATCATTCAGATACTCCAAATTCATATTGGATATATGACAAGGCAATGAAACGAATCATATTATCTGCGTTGCGTGATATCAAGGAAAACGAAGAACTAACTTGGTATTATGGTCATGGATACGCATCTAAACTTAGAGGAGATAAACCAGGAAAATGTGGATCGTGTGAACAACGACAAAAAGAAATGTTAGAAAAGCAAAAACTTAAAGACGCGATAGGTGGAGCAGACCAGATTAATCCCATCATAGGTTCGTCTACTCCTATGCTTGGTGGTTTTGCCCCGACTAAAGAACATATAGAAGAGAAGAAAAAGCAATTAATCAAGGATTGGTTTGACAACAAGGAAAAAGAAAAATCAGTACCAGAAGATTCTATAGAATTTAGATCTATGGTTCTTCCTGAGAAAAAACTAGATGATACTATTCAAGAAGGTTAAGTTTAAGAATTTTGGTTCATTTGGTAATGTAGTTACAGAAATTAGTTTAGATAAGAATTCTACTACATTAATTTGTGGAAATAATGGAAGTGGAAAGTCTTTTGCCTTTCTGGATTCTATTACCTATGCTCTTTTTGGAAAATCCTTTAGAAAAGTCAATATACCACAACTTGCAAATAGTATTAATACTAAAAATTGCTTAGTTGAAATAGAGTTCTCTAAAGGAACTGATACTTATATAGTAAAAAGAGGACTGAATCCTAAACTCTTCGAAATATATAAAAATGATGTATTACTGAATCAAAATTCTAGTAGCATAGATTATCAGAGAATACTAGAGGATTCTATCCTCAAGATGACTTATAAGACCTTTACTCAAGTTGTAATCCTTGGTAGTTCTTCATTTGTTCCGTTTATGCAACTGTCTGCAATTGACAGACGATCTATTATAGAAAATATTTTAGATATTGATGTTTTTTCTAATATGAATGTACTTCTTAAAGGAAAAATGATGCAACTTAAAGAAGTACTTAGAAATTTACACAATAAAATAGAAGTACAAAACAATAAAATTGAAACACACAAACAATACTTAGAAAAAATTAAAGAAAACACAGAGACATATAAAAAAGAAATCGATGATAATATTAGTAGGTTGAATACTTCTATTTGTAAATTGACAAAGGAATATGATGATACCACCACTGATATTGCTAGATTAACAGAAAGTATCAAGTCTAAAAATTCTGTTAAGCAACGAATAGAGAAAACTAAAGACATTCGTTCTAAATTTCTTGGTAATATTACCAATTTGACCAAAAAGATAGAATTCTATTCTGAAAATGATAATTGCTCGATGTGTTATCAATCCATAGCAACTGATTTCAAAAACACAGAAATAGAGAATCATAAAACTAAAAAAACAAAACTAGAATCTGCTTTGACGGAATTAATTCTAGAAGAGACTAAAATAACTGAAGAATATAACATCATATCGGAGAACATAGATAAGATTACTTCGTTGCAGATATTAATTGGTAAGAAAGAAGCAAATCTAGATAACAATAAAAAACAAATACAAGAGTTGACTACACAAAAGATTAATAAATTAGAACAAGATAAGAATATAGAAAATGAAGAACAAGTGATGGTATCTCTAAAGGTCGATTTAGATAAATTGATAACAGAAAAGGATTCAATAAAAGAAGATTTGATTTATAATGAAACAGTATCAGATCTATTAAAAGATTCGGGAGTCAAGAGTAAGATAATCAAATATTATCTACCACATATAAATTCTTATATTAACAAATTTTTAAGATCTATGGACTTTTTTGTTCAGTTCCAATTAGACGAAAATTTTAACGAAGAAATTAAAAGTAGAAACCGAGATGTATTTTCCTATGAAAATTTCTCAGAGGGAGAAAAGATGCGAATCGACCTTTCTCTTTTGCTTGCATGGAGGGAAATAGCAAGAGCTAAAAACAGTGTCAATTGTAATTTATTGATACTAGATGAAGTGTTTGACTCTTCTTTGGATAATGTCGGAGTCGAAGAAGTGATGAAATTGATAAGTAGCATAAGTACTGGATCTAATATATACATAATAAGTCACAAATCAGATCAATTAGTCGATAAATTTAAAAATATTATCACTTTTGAGAAAAAGAACAATTTCAGTAAAATGATAATTCATTAGACCCCTTGCATTCTGTGACAATAGATGGTACACTACCCCATATGAATCGCAAAAAAACCACACCAGTCGAAGTCAGTAAATCGCAACCCCTCTTTGGGACACAAGAATATGAGAAGGAATTTTATTCTCAATATATTAAATATGTCCAAACGATATCAGATAATGAGTGCAAAAGATATGTATTGTCTTATGTGAAATCACTCAATAAAGAGGTTGAACTATATGATCAATTACAATCAAAAGAATATGCCCCATATGGTATTCATATTAAGATGCAGAACGACGGAATTCTTCTGCCAGAATCCGAAAAAATCTCTTTAGATAATTTTATTAAAAATCTTGAGAAAACTAGTAACGAAAAATTGGTCAAAAAGCAACAAAATAAAACACTCAAACATTCTGTTGAGTTGAAAAAGATCAATAAGCTCCTTGGAGATATAGAAGAATATAAAGATATTCAACTAGAATGTATCCTGAAAAATAAAAAAATAACAGGAGACATATCTTCTATTATTATCTCTCATAATATACATCCCTCGGTTTATTCTGATTTCATAGATATCGTGACTGTAGGATACACAACTCAGATCAATGAACTTACATTAGCCAAAAATAAAAAGGATGATATTTTAGTAGAAGCATATTCCTATCTTGCACCGAAGCAATTGAAATCCTATATAGATTTTCTCAAAAAATTACAAACTAATATAGTTTCTTCTAGGAGTGTGTCTACTAGAAAGGTCAGGACTATAAAGGCAAAGACACCAGACAAACTTGTTAAAAAACTCCAAATACAAGAAAAGTGTGACAATCCAAAATTGACCTCTAGGAACAAAACAGATTTAATTGGAGCCAATGTTGTTTTTGTTTATAATACAAAAACCAGATATATGATACGGTACTTTTCAAATGAAGGTATTACTGTTAAAGGATCCACCCTTATCAACATACTGCCCACTAATGCTAGAATGAAAAAGATCAGAAAACCAGAAATTGTATTTTCTTCTCTTAATCCAACAAACGCTGTATTCATGGATAAGTTATGGAGTTCTATAAAAACCAAAGAATCCTTAACTAAAACACGAATTAATAAGTGCTGTGTGGTCTTGAGTTGTCTAAATATAAAGCAGTAATGGAAATCAATAATATAAAAAAGACAACAGGTGTCAGGACTACACCGTGGATCAGAGGGGACTTTGTTCTATACAAGGACAGGATCTTTGAACTAAAAGGTATTCCTAGTTATTTTGCCAATCCATCGAAAAGAGATAAATTTTGGGTGGAACATGCATTACCAATTCGAACCTTAACAGATACTTCTGCCCCAAAGGGGATCAAATTTTTAGGGGATCGTTGGTACAATCCGACAACAGGCGTGATATATGTCTATACTAAAAATCAAAGCGAAACTGGTGAATACAACTATATCTGGTTAGCATCTTGACATTTATGAATTAATATGATATGATGGTTTTATGATTCTAATAGATAATAGTCAAATCGTTATTGCAAGTATTTTTCAGTCATTTAGGGACAACCAAGTCATTAATGATGATTTTGTTCGTCATCTTGTTCTTAACTCATATAGAATGTTCAAAAATGAATTTTCTCACAAATATGGGGAACTTGTCATATGCAATGATTCTGGTAATTATTGGCGAAAACAAATATTTCCGTTCTATAAGCAAAATAGAAAAACTCAACAACTCAGATCTGGTATTGATTGGTCTAGTGTAACCAATAGTTTGTCTTTGATTCGTAATGAAATTATAGACGTATTTCCTTATAAAAACATAAAACTAGATACTGCTGAAGCAGACGATATTATTGCTAGTTTAACTAAGCAATATCATAATACAGAAAAAATCTTAATCGTCTCTAATGACAAAGATTTTCAACAACTTCAAGTGTATCCAGAAGTAAAACAATATAGCACAATCCAGAAAGGCTATATTGTCTGCGACAATCCTGGATTATTTTTGAAAAATCATATTTTATCTGGAGATCCTGGAGATGGTATTCCGAATATCCTTTCTGTAGATTCTTGTATTGTAGATAAAGACAAGAGACAGACCAGACTTACTAAAAAGATTAGAATGGACATCCTTTCTAACCTAGAAACTATAGAAACTAGTAAATATTCAACCAATTGGAAAAGAAACAAAACTCTTATTGACTTTTCTAGTATTCCACAAGACATAGAAGATGAAGTAATTAGGCTATATGAACAGAAAACAGAATCAAGGGGCAGTATATTGGACTATATGATTGAACACAAACTTAACAATTTAATCGGAAGTATTTCGGAGTTTTAATGAAACCAGATTATTATAAAAAAAATACCGATGATCAGTATCGTAAGAAGAAGTCCAAATCTACAGGGAACAAAGAAAAGAAAGCTAAAAAGAATAAAATCCGTGGAGATTTCAGAAATCATGTACAAGATTTTCTTGACAAGCGTGATGATAAAGACTATAATATAAACAAGGAATAGACAATGACAACAACCAAAACACAACCGTTTAATTTAAGTAAGCAAACTATGGGAATCTTGAAGAACTTTTCTTCACTCAATTCCAACATACTGGTAAAACCAGGAAATGTAATCAAGACCATTACTCCATCGAAGAATGGAATGGCAGAAGCAATCGTACCAGAAGATTTCCCTGTTGAGTTTGGTATCTGGGACTTGAATCGATTCTTGGGAGTGATTAGTCTTTTCACTTCCCCGTCTCTTGCATTCGGAGACAAGAGTGTAAAGATCACTGATGGAAACGCAAATACCGTCATCAATTACTTCTATTCTGAACCAAGACTTTTGACTGTTCCAACAAAGAGTGTCAATATGCCTCATACGGATATTGTTGTGGTGATTACTGAAAAGATGTTCGCAGACTTGCAGCGTGCCGCATCTGTAATGCAACTCCCCGATCTCTCTATCCAGAGTGACAATAACAACATCATTGCAGTTATCTGTGATATTGCAGATCCTACTGGTAATTCATACAAGACAGTTCTCAAATTTGATCGCACAGAAGAAACCAACTTTAGATTGAATTTCAAAATTGATAACTTAAAAATAGTTCCAGGAGACTACACCATTTCCTTCTCAAAGAATGTTGTGGGTCAATTCACACACAATACATTAGCTTTGAAGTATTGGTTTGCAATGGAAACTACCTCAACTTACGAGGACTAATATGATAATTTCAAACGACTTTCTTTGGGTCGAAAAGTATCGTCCCAAAGAAATTAAAGACTGTATTCTTTCGTCTTCGTTGAATACCACATTCACCGATATGATTACAAAGAAGGAATCTCAGAACCTATTGTTGTTTGGTGGTGCGGGGGTGGGTAAAACCACTGTTGCAAAGGCAATATCCAACCAGATTGGTGCAGATTGGATAATGATCAATTGTTCGGAAGATGGTAATATAGACACTCTTCGGACTAAGATTAGACAGTTTGCAAGTACTATATCTTTGACTGATTCCAAGAAAATAGTCATTCTCGATGAGTTCGACTATAGTAACGCAAGTTCTATCCAACCTGCACTTAGGGGTGCTATTGAGGAATTTGCAAATAACTGTAGGTTTATCCTCACTTGTAACTTCAAATCTAGGATCATAGAACCCATACATTCTAGATGCACAGGTATAGATTTTACCATCCCTAAGTCAGAAAAACCAGCAATTGCAAAGAAGATCCTAGAACGATGTATGTTTATTCTGGACAACGAGGGTATAAAATACGACAAGAATATATTAAGTCAGTTGGTGTTGAAGCATTTTCCAGATTTTCGTCGTATAATAAACGAGTTGCAGCGGTATTCTGTCTCTGGTAGTATAGATGATGGTATATTATACAATCTGGGTGAGTTAGAGTTGAAGCAGGTCATTGTAGGATTGAAGAATAAAGACTTCGCAGTAGTGAGGAAATGGGTCGCTTTGAACAGTGATATGTCCCCCATAGAGGTCTTTAGGCGGGTCTACGATGGGTTATACGAGGTTCTTGTGCCAACATCCCTTCCACAGGCGGTTCTAACTATAGCTGAATACCAATACAAGTCAGCTTTTGTTGCCGACCAAGAGATAAACTTGATGGCTTTTTTTGTAGAATTGATGATGAACTGTGAATTTAAGTGATTTCTTAACCTCTATCAACACCTCAAAAGAACCCCTATTAGATAAGGATCCGACTGGGGAAAAGGAATATCTACCATTTGTGGTTAATAAGTGCCTTTCTTATTTTCCAGACACTATATTCTATGCAAATCAGATGAATATATTATCGGATTTGGGTAAAAAATTACAATATGATTACCTGCGTCTTTCTGTAACAAAACGCAAGAGGTTTAGTAGATGGTTCAAAGAAGATAAAGATGATGATATTCAAACCATAAAAGAATATTATGGTTATTCTTCAAGCAAAGCAAAGGGTGTTTTATTGTGTTTAAAAGAACAGGACTTGATAGAAATGCGAAAATCATTAGAAAAAGGGGGGTCTAAAACCAAAAAACTATAAATACTATAGATTATGGATAATATTGATGAAAATGATATTTTTGAGGGGTTAGGTGTAGAAATTTTACTAAAGTCCAAAGAAGACTTTTTAAAAGTAAAAGAGACACTTACCAGAATAGGAATTTCCTCTAGAACAGAAAAGAAATTGTGGCAAAGTTGTCATATTTTACATAAACGTGGAAAATATGCAATAATGCATTTCAAAGAAATGTTTATCCTAGATGGTCTTTCCAGTGACATATCTGAAGAAGATCTTGGCAGAAGAAACACAATAGTTAGATTATTAGTAGAGTGGGGGTTAGTTCTGCCGGTAGATGAAGAAGAATATAAAGAACCACAAGTAACTTTGAGTAAATTTAAAATAATTTCGCATAAAGATAAACATGAGTGGCAATTGATACCTAAATACCATATAGGTAAATGATCAGGAAAGTGAAATATATATTATGAAAACAACAATTATCTCATTCTACTCAGATATCGGTGACGATAAGTATTATACCGAAAATTATAAAAGACTCGCACATGAATGTTTTAGTTATGGTATTCCCCACGACTTTAGAAATCTAGAATCCCATAACGATTACCGTCTGAACTGTCTGAGAAAACCACAATTTATATTAGATGTTCTCAGAGAAAAGAAAGAACCAATTGTTTGGTTGGACATAGACTCCACGATTCACTCGTCGCTAGATATCTTCGATGACGCTAAAGATCATTGCGATCTTGCGTTTGCTTTTCCGTCTTTCAATAACGAAGGAATTCCTAACAGCGCACCCAAAGCATCTCCCATTTTTGTAAACTATAACGAAAAGGTTATTGCCTTTCTGCAATTTTGGGTGGATGCTTGTCAAGAAAGTATAACTTTAGGGGAGAAGTTTTTCGACCACGAAATACTATTACTAAAAGTGTTACCAAAAAATAACCATCTTAGAATCCTGACACTACCTCATGAGTACTGTGTTTGGCCGGGAAGATGTCCAGAGGGCGTTACTCCTATAATCACAATGGGAATCGCTGATGGTGCCTCTAAAGAAAAGAACCTCAGAGAACTTGCACCTTTGTTGGGCATGTCAGAATCTAATATTCAATTTAATTTAAATAAAGTATAATTATGAATAAAATGACAGTATATGGTGCTGGTTTTTATACTCATCTGTCGAGTAATTCTGATATACTTCCAAAAATTTTTATCTGGACCACAGAAGATACCCCAATAAAAGTTTTCATAGATGGTGCTATTTCACATGGTCTAAATTATCAAAAGAAACCAGGAGAAAAGAAAATAGCATGGGTGTGTGAATCTCGTTCTATTTTCTATGAGTGGGGAATCAAAAAAGAAATATTCAATGATTCAGAAAATATAAAAATATTAGAAAATGGATATGATGCTTTATATTTTTCTGACAGAGAATATTGTACCAAAAGTCCAAAATTTCATTTTGCAATGGCCGGAAGTAACTTACCTTGGTGTAAGAACCAACAAATATTCCCAAAAACAAAATTGGTTTCTATGGTCGCTTCTGCTAAAAAACTAACTAAAGGTCATCTGTTGAGACACGAATATGCTGAGAAATTTTTGAATAAACTTGATTTATTTGGAGGAGCTTTGGGGTCCAAACGAATTGGAGAAGGCAATTCTCCGTGGCCAGACAAAAGTGAAACAATTAATGATTATATGTTTCAAGTTGTTCTTGAGAATGATTCATATTCAACATATTTTACCGAAAAGGTAACTGATTGCTTTGCTACTGGTACTATTCCAATATACTGGGGCGCACCAGATATTGATGATTATTTTAATATAGATGGTATTATAATATTAAACGAAAATTTTGACATAAAAACCTTGACACCAGAGCTATATTATTCTAGAATAGAAGCGATTAAAGATAACTTCGAAAGAGTACAAAAACTAGAAAGTTCTGACGATCAACTATACCAATTAATACAGGATCTAAATTAAATGTATTTTATTTCATACTATTACGATAGCAACCCAAAAATAAGCACGTTTTATAATGATTGTGCGATGAAATTGCAATCACAATTACACAATTATGGTTATAACACAAGTTTTGATAATATTGATTTTAAGGAACGTGGTTTACCTTCAGAATATTCAAAACTTAATTTTATAAAACCACAATATATATTAGAAAAAATGGAACAACTAAATGATTCTGTGGTTTGGATCGATGCTGATTGTGTGGTCAGAAAAAAATTAGAAGAATTCGAAAATTTACATGAATATGATATGGCATATGCTATACGACATCATGATAATATAACACCACACGCAGAACTATTATATTTCAATAATACAGATCGTGCTAAGAATTTTTTAAGATCTTGGAAAGCAATAAATGATATTAAAGTTAAAGACGAGTTGTATGAATGCACAGAACATTGCACATTAATAGATGAATTGAATCTATTGAAAGAAAAAGAAAAACTAGAAAATAGGGTTTTATTGAAAACCATAGGGTTCGAACATCTAGCGTATTCTGGTGATTATGAACAAAGTAATAGTGTGCCTTCTGCAAAGGTATGGATTGGTATAAGTCCATTAGGGTGGGAATATGAAAGACGGAAGACAAAATAACAATGTCTAAAGTATTAGTATATGTAGGCGTTAATAAAGGATTTGGATTGTCTAGATTATTATCTACAGAAACTTTTGATATAGTATATGGTTTTGAGCCCGATCCTGAATTGTTTAAAATTATACAGACTATGTTTGCCCAATACCCGTTTATAAAATTAATCAACGCAGCATGTTCTGTTGAAAATTCAATTTCCGACTTGTTTGTGACTGAAAATAGATGTTCTACTAGTTTAGCAACACCAAATCCTGTTTTTTTTGATAAAGGTTCAGTAGAAGGAATTAGTATCATAAAAACAATTAGGGTCAATACTATAAATTTATTAGATTTTATTAAAGCAAATAATATAGATCGTATAAAATATCTAGTACTAGATACACAAGGATATGATTATAGTATTTTAAAGACTATCGAACCTTTAATAGAAAATAAAAAAATAGATACAATCTTCACGGAAACCCACAAAAATAATTGTTTTTTATATAACGGAATAGATAACCAGTTTAAGAAATTTAAAGAGTTATTGGATAAAAACTACGAAATAGATTATTTTAGTTCTGATGATATATATATAAGTAAAGAAAAAAACCCAGAAGAACACACACCATACAATGAATGGGATACTTGTTGGGTATTAAAGAAGGAATGGATCAAAGTTTAAATGCTACCTAATAAACTAATAATAGCAGCAGCAGTCAGAAACAATTCGACCCATTTACCTGCTATATTTGATAACATAAACACTATATCTAGTCTTTTTTCAGATATTATGTGTATATTTGTAGAATCAGATTCTTCTGATAATTCATTAGAATTATTATATAAATTTAAAGAAAATAATAATAAAATAGAAATTATATCTTTGGGTAAATTAGAACCCACAATGCCATTGAGAACACAAAGAATATCTACAGCTAGAAACACATATTTAGAGCGAGTAGAACAATTGCATCTCGAATACGATACACTGTTAGTATTAGATACAGACGAAGTTAATGCAGACCCCGTTGACATCGAATCAATTTTGTCTAATTTTAAATATACAGGCTGGGATATGATATGCGGTAATCAAGGACATCTTTATTATGATCTTTGGGCTTTACGGCATCCTATTTGGATGCCTTTTGATTGTTGGGAACGAATAGCTAATAGACCGTCATTTATGTCTCCGTCCGATGCAAAAGAAATATTTCTAGGTTCGCGACGCATACACATAGATCAAAATCTTCCACCAATAAAAGTAGAATCTGCTTTCGGGGGAAGTGCTTTTATTAAAACTAAAAGTATTAAAGGTGCTCGACATTGTGGTATTTACAATGGAAATCAGATATGTGAATGGGTTCCTTTTTGTAAAGCACTAAATAAAGAAAAAGGAAATATATACATTAATCCACGATTTATAAATCAAAGAAACAAAAACGAACATACTATATAAGGAAATTTAACATGAGAGTGATTTTTAGTATTATTTTAAACGGAATGCAGCATCTATTACACAATGATCAATATAGATTTATTTTAAATAATTGTGATAAATGGATAGTAGTAGAAGGAGCCTCCCAACCAAACGGAAGCACTGCATGGTGTAAACCATTTCCAGAAGAATATCACAAAAATGGTGGTAGTATAGACGGTACTAGAGAGTTTTTACAAAATCTATCAATAACAGAAAACAACTTAATCTATATTTCTTCTAGTGGATTTTGGGAATCTAAAGATATTCAAGTTAATCGTGCCATAGAAGAACTGAAAAAAATAACAAATAGATGTTTTCTTTGGGAATTTGATATCGACGAACAATGGACAAACGAGGCAATGAATCAAGCAGAAAAAGAACTAACAGAACAAAATTTAAAATCAGGAAGTTTTCGTGCTGATTGTTATGTTGGCAAAAATTTATTAGCAGTTGGAGAGTGGGGAGAATGCTATAATAGCGGTTATAATAGATTATGGAATTGGGAAGGAGAACGATTTGTTAGTCACGAACCTCCTTTATTAGAAGGAAATTTAGACGAACAATCAGCAGTTTTGACTCCTAGGTTTAAACATTATAATTATTATTTTGAACAAGATGTTAAATTTAAAGATCTTTGGTATGGTGGACACGAACAAATACACGAACGATGGAAAATTATAAATAGTTTGTCAAAAGAACAATTCCCAATACACATTTCATCACTAATAACTGGTTGGTGGGGAAGAAGTAATAGTAGTATTATTTGGAAAGATTTATAAATGAGAATTCCGGAAATTACACTTAATTCACAATTTGGATCGTTTATTAGTAATTTTATTTTTTATAATACATGGATAAAAAATGTTGTTGAAATAGGTTCTGGGTCTGGAGATGGATCTACCCAATGTTTTATTAAAGGATTGTATAATAGAAAGAATGCTTCATTAACTTGTATAGAAAGTAACCCTAGTTGGTTTTCGGATTTAAAAGAAAATACTAGAGATTATTCTTTTGTTAAATGTATTAATAAATCTTCTATTTCTTATGATAATTTATTAGTAAAAACTTTTGAAGAATATCTTACACAATGTTCTAAAACTATAGAATACGAATATAGACGAAAATGGTATGATCAAGACATTTTATTTTTTAAAGATACTAAAATAGGTGAAGGCGGAATAGAAACCGATGAAAAATATGATTGTGTTTTAATTGACGGATCAGAATTTTCTGGATATAGTGAATATTTATTAATAAAAAACAGAACAAAATGCATTATGTTAGATGATATAAACGAATTTAAGTGTTTTAGAGTCCATGAAGAATTATCTAGTGATGATAATTGGGAATTAGTACATACTGGACCCGAAAGAAATGGATTTTCTTGTTTTGTTAAAATTAAATGAATTAATAATGAATCACATTTATAATGAAGAACAATTTGGAGAAAACTGGTTCAATTATCCAGAAGTATATACACACCTAGTGGAAATATCAAACAATGAAGCACATTTTGTGGAAGTTGGATCCTGGAAAGGAAAGTCTTCTGCTTATATGGTGGTAGAAATAATAAATAGTAGAAAAAATATAAAATTCGACTGTATTGATACTTGGGAAAGTAGTCCAGAAACCATCAATATAGATACTTCTATGCTTTTTGAGACTTTTGTTTCTAATATGAAACCTTTAGAAAATTATTATACCGCAAAACGGGGGAAGTCTGTAGATATCGCGGAAACTTATACTGACAATAGTTTAGATTTTTGTTTTATAGATGCGTGTCATGAATATGAATACGTCAGAGCAGATATTATAGCATGGTATCCTAAAGTTAAAATTGGTGGTATTATTGCCGGGCATGATTATGGCTCTTATGCTCCAGGAGTAGTAAAGGCGGTTCATGAGTTAATACAAGAACCAATTCAGATCCAAGGACAATGCTGGATTAAATATAAATAGAATACAAAGGATTTGCTTATATTATGAAACCAACAATTACACTATGCATGATCGTGAAGAACGAATCCCACGTCATTTTAGAATGCCTCAATTCAGTTTACAAACACCTAAATTATTGGGTAATTTCTGACACTGGTTCAACTGATAACACTAAAGAACTTATCACCAATTTCTTCAAGGAAAAAAACATTCCTGGAGAATTTGCTGATCTTGCGTGGGTAGGATTCGGTCACAATAGAACCCACGCGATGAACACATGCAAAGGTAAAGCAGACTATGCATGGGTCATTGATGCTGATGATTACCTAGAGGGAGAACTAATTCTTCCACCAAATACCACCGCCGACGCATATACCCTAAGAATAGGTAAAGGTCCTGAGTTTACTTGGTGGAGGAATCAACTTTTCAAGACCGAAGCAGAATGGCATTATGTTGGAGTACTTCACGAGTATGCTGGAACTAATAAACCAAACCCAATTATCTACAAACTGGACGGTAATTATAAAATAAACGCAAGAACCACTGGTGCAAGAAATGTGGGTATAACTGCGGTAGAAAAGTATTCAAAGGACGCAGAAACCCTAAAAGCAGCACTAATAGACGAACCAGACAATGCAAGATATTGGTTCTATCTTGCTCAGAGTTACTTTGATTCTCAACAATTCGCTCTTGCAGAAGAAGCATACCAAAAGAGAATATCCTATGGTGGATGGCCTGAAGAGGTATATTATGCAATGTATCGCATATCAATAAGTAAAGCACTTCAGGATAAACCATGGCACGAAATCCAAGAATCTTTTTTAGCTGCATATAATTACAGACCGACCAGAGCAGAACCACTTTTCCATATTGCCCAGGTATACAGGATGAAGTTTAATATGCCGGCAGTTGCGTATATTTACGCAAAGATGGCTGCAGATATTCCATACCCAAAAGACGACATATTGTTTATTCCTGATGCTTTATATAAGTTTGCGGTCTTGGACGAATTGGCTGCGGTTGCATATTATGCAGGAAGACCCGATGTTGGGTATATGGCATCCAAGGCACTTTTGGAACAAAATAGAGTGCCACTCGACCAACTAGATAGAGTAAATAGCAATTTTGCAAAATATAAAGAAATAATGGACGATATTGCAAAACAGAACCCAGAAGTTAAGAAAACCATAGCTCCTGAACAAGTCAACCAAGTTAAACAAAAGACATATAAAACTCGAAAAGGTTGATCAATTTACTGTTATAAATATACAAGAGGTATATATGGCAGCACACTACGATATTACATTAAATAGAAACGAAAACTTTCACCTGTATTTAGAATATACAGATGGAGATGATTTGGTTGATTTTGTTGGACTGACTGCGGACAATCCAATATATTATACAAAGATGATGATCAAAAAATACGCCAAGGATGACGAGGCGGTAGTATTATTGAAATCCTTTCCATATGAAGTGTTGTGTGGAACTACTTTCCCTGGCCCAAGTGGCGGTATAAAATTAAATAGAAATTCTGGAGATACCAGTGGTCAAACTGGCGGTATATTAGTAAACATGAATTCCTTTGTTACTAGGACATTATCTCCAGGAAAGTCTTTTTATGATCTTTTTATTATACAAACCCCAAATGGTGCTAGTGCTGGTCTTACTGGAAGTATATCTACTAAATTACTAGAAGGATCTATAGATGTTATTCAAGAAGTAACAACAAATATAGAAAATAATTTTGCAGACTTTACATTTAGTGATGAAATAGATGGTGGTGCATTTCCTTGAAAAAGATTAAACTTGTTCTTAGAACCATAATAATAACTAATGTGAAAATAACCAATGATTCTGGTAAAACTGTTCAACTTTTTTTGAAAAAGACAAATACCGAATATAAAATATACAGTTAATACGTGAAAGATACTGATGTCTATTTTAATTAGAGTTAAAAGATCTAACACATCAGGGGCCGTTCCAACTATATTGATGCATGGTGAAATTGCAATCAATATTATTGATAACAAGTTATGGATAGGGGATATAAGTAATAATCCAGTTTCTATTCCTATAGAAGGTCCAACAGGACCACAAGGAATTCAGGGTATTACTGGCCCAACAGGACCAATAGGATCACAAGGTATTATTGGTCCTACTGGCGCAGACTCTTTTGTGGAAGGCCCAATAGGATCACAGGGTATTCAAGGTGTTACTGGCCCAACAGGATCACAGGGTATTCAAGGTGTTACTGGTCCTACTGGCGCAGACTCTTTTGTGGAAGGCCCAATAGGACCACAAGGATTTCAAGGTGTTACAGGACCACAGGGATTTCAAGGTATTGTTGGTCCTACTGGCGAAAATATAATTGCAGGTACTAGATTATCTAAAACAGGCGACGAAATAAAATTAGATTTACAACAAGGTACAACGCAAGATGTTGTACTTTCGGCTAGTAAATATGATTTTATTCCTATTCTAAAAAATAGTGAAACTTTAGCTTGGACAGCAAGTGGGTTTAGCGGTCCAACTAAACTTGTAAGTGCTAATGTATTTCTTCGGGATATATTATTAACAGCTGGTAGTCTAGAGAGTGCAACCCAATCTCTTGTTTTTGGTCTTGCTGCTGGTGATGAAAATGCTTTAAAATTTAATGTAATTGGAGCAACATCAGGTAAAAGTACAAGTTTAATAAACATAGATACATCTGATTCAGTAGAACCACAAGTTACTATATTTTCTAATACAATAATAGGTGCTCCAGGTGCATTAAGTGAACTTTATGTATATGGAAATATAACAGGAAGAACCGCATCATTTAATCATACAACAATAGAAGGAGATCTTGTAGTTAGTGGTAGAATAATAACATCTACTGGTCTTTTTGGTTCAACTGGAAATGCTGAAGTAGAATCTATAGGTGATGATATGATAATGGACGGAGGAGTATACTAATGTCTTGTACTTTCCCGACATCACCTGTTACAGGCGCAACATACGATTGTGTTGGATTTCATTATATATTTGATGGTTCTGGATGGGTAAATAAAGCAATATATGGAGTTGTTGGAAGTACATATGTTAATCTTGGAAACTATAATGGCACTGGTCCATCTGTAATAGAATATACAGGGGTTAGTACATTTAATGGTTTAACTGGTGCAATAACTGGTGCTTCTTTGGGAGCAAACATATTTACTGGGTTAAATGAGTTCAATGCAGGAATAAGTGCATCAGGTATTACTACTGGCGGGATGGTAATACAGGGAAACCTCATAGTCTCTGGGTATATAATTTCAGACGGTCTTATGACATCAAAGGCCGGATTTAGAGGATTTACTGGAGATGGAGATGACGAAACCTTGGACGAAGTGTCAATAGATGGCGGAGAATATTAGGGTTATATATAGTAGGAGAATATATTAAATGGCAACACAAGTAAAAATTAAACGTACAACGGGTTCTACTTCACCAACACTGGCATTCGGTGAGCTTGGATTCCTCCAGGGATCTGGTGCTACCGCAGAGCAATTCTTTGCAGGAAATTCTGGTGGAAGTGCTATATGGGTTGGTGCTAAAATAATTGATGCAGAAGGCACTTGGACAGATAGTGCTTCACAAACAACACTTGCAACTCGATACCGCACAAATCAAAGAATTAATTCCCTAATTTCAGGATCTGGTGTTAGTAGTTTCAACGGACTCACTGGTGCTGTTACGGGAGTCGGTACGTTAAATGGATATACTGGTCCTATTGTAGTGCAAAATGGTGTAGGCATTGTTGTTTCTCTTGCCGGCGGCTTCCCAGCAGGTATCGACATTGAGATAGACACTATGACTGTTGCAATGGTTACTTTAGATCAAACTCTTACAAAAAAGACTCTAATAGGCCCGACATTTACTGCACCGATTCTTGGAACACCTGCTAGTGGTACTTTGACCAATTGTACTTTCCCGACACTTAATCAAAACACTTCAGGAAACGCAGCAACTGTCACTACTAATGCTAATCTAACTGGGCATATCACATCTACTGGTAATGCAACTATACTTGGTTCATTTACTTCTGCTCAGTTGGCAACAGCACTAACTGATGAAACTGGTACTGGTGCAAATGTATTTGCTAATACTCCTACTCTTGTTACACCAAACATTGGTGTTGCAACAGGAACTAGTTTGGTCTTGAGTGGTGATCTGACAGTAAACGGTTCAACAGTCACACTAAATTCAACAACATTAACAGTCGATGATAAAAATATTGAAATGGGTAGTGTTGCGACTCCAACAAATACAACTGCGGATGGTGGTGGTATAATACTCGCTGGTGGTACATATGGAGATAAAACCATTCTATGGAACAACGCCAATTCAAATTGGCAATCTTCAGAAAATTGGGGGATTACAGGGGGTAAAGCTTTCCAGATTAATAATGTATCTGTGTTAAGTGCAACAACACTCGGTAGTGCGATTGTCACCTCCAGTTTGACAACTATCGGGACAATTGGAACTGGTGTTTGGCAGGGTACTGCAATTTCAGACACATATCTTGCAACGATATCTACTGCTAGTAAAGTATCTAATTCGGCAACGACTGCTACCGCTGCCAATACAGCAAGTACAATTGTTTTAAGAGATGCGAGTGGTAATTTTACTGCTGGTACTATTACTGCTACAGAGATTCATGCTTTAATTGATGCAGGAACATATTGATATAAAATAAAGGATGGATATATGAGTGAACCTAATTATAATGAAACTGTGGTCATACCCCTGTTAGAGTCTCGTTGCAAGCAATTACTCTCCAACAATTTAATATTGGAAGCAAGTGTTTTGGTCGAACAGGCAAGAGTTCGATGGTTGACTGAGCAACTAGGAGTTGCAACAGAAAAACTGTCAAAAACCAAAAAGAAAACAGTCGAAAAACTCGATGGTGAAACCTACTAAATAGAGTAGAGGATTTACTATGGCAACACAAATAAAGATTAAACGAAGAACAGCAGACGCAACAGCACCATCGGGATTGACCGCCGGTGAACTTGCGGTCAACACCGTTGATAATAAACTTTATGTTGGTAATGGTAGCGGAAATATAATCTATTTGGATTCTACTGCTGTTGTGACTTCAGTCAATGGGGCTACAGGAGCAATAAGTAATGTTGCAGTAACAACCACGGCATTGTCTCAATTTGCGGCAACGACTTCTGCTCAACTTGCTGGTGTTATCAATGATGAAACTGGAACTGGTGCATTGGTGTTTGCCACTAGTCCTACTTTAGTGACACCAGTACTTGGCACTCCCTCTAGTGGAACATTGACTAACTGTACATTTCCAACACTGAATCAAAACACCACTGGCACAGCCGCAACCGTAACTACAGCCGCACAGCCCGCGATTACATCCCTCGGCACACTGACATCACTAACCGTTAGTGACTCATCACTCACGCCAGTGAAAATCACATCAACCGATGCAGGCGCAGCCGCAGGACCTGACTTTATCCTTGACCGCTTCAGCGCATCAACTGCGAACAATGATATAATCGGTCGCCATGTATTTCGTGCGCGATCAACCGGCATTGGCGGAGGAACGGTCGACTACGCCACTATCGAAGCTAAAATAATGGAGAGCGACGCAGAAGGAGGCACTAATAGTAGACTTATATTTAAGACTCACAGCGGCGGGGCTCTCTCCGAAAAGATAAGTATCACAGACTCCACCACGGCGAGCAGCACGACCGTCGCCACAGTCGTCGTTACGGGCGGCCTCGGCGTGAGCGGGAATGTGCATGTCGGCGGGACGATCACGGCTACCTCGCCCGCGATCACGACATCCATAACAACTCCAAGTACCACCTTCAGTATTGCAAATACAACTGCGACTACTGGCAATCTATTTGGGGCAGCAACTACCCTTACCGTCGGTGCAACAACTGGTACTGCGGCTATCAGAAATCCTACTACTAGATTAGGTAACACTACTTCTACAATAGACACAAATAGTGCTGGAGGAACAAATCACCTGACCCTTGCTCCTTTTGGTGAAGTACGGTTAACACCTACGAGTTCGTCTACTTTTGGCGGCAGTCGTCCCTCGCTTACACTCAGTGTATCTGATGGCGGATTAGGCACAGTAGCCGTCAGTGGTGGTGATCTTTATCTAGGTATCAAAACGGATGATATGGAGGTCGTTTCAGCTGTAAACATTGTATTTGAGGGGGCAACCGACAACGCGCATGAAACAACACTTACAGTCGCAGATCCAACTGCCGATAGAACAATTACACTACCAAACGCATCTGGTACTGTTGCACTTACAAATGGTTTTGAATCGATGTTTTTACTAATGGGCGGATAATAATTAAGAAAGAAATAATATGCCAAATACATACAAAGTTTTAGGTCAAGCAGTACCATCAGCTGCTTCTACACTAACAACACTATACACAGTACCGTCAGCAACCTCAACTGTTGCTTCTACTCTAACAATATGCAATACGGGAGTCTCAACAACCGTTCGTGTGGCTGTCAGACCAGCAGAGGCGGCTATTGTAGACAAACACTACATCGTGTATGAGACAGCGTTGAATCAATACGACACCTTATTTTTCACTCTCGGGCTATCGTTGGCAACTACTGATGTAGTTTCTATTTATGCAGGTACTATTACAGTTGCATTCAATCTATATGGAACTGAAATAACATGAGTTTTGGTTATAGTACAAAACGGGGCAACGCCGCTAAAAGACTCTTAAACACTAGTGCTGTGGTAAGGCCCTGGATTCGTGATCCCTCATGGTTGGCACTGCCTGCTGTTGCGAGTAACGATGCAAAATTCGTAGGACTACACAAAGTACATCCAGATTCAAATTTTTTAGCACTCAGTGCGGCAGCGGCATATACGGTTGATTGGGGTGATGGAAGTGCTACCGTAAATTACGCAACAGGTGTTATTGCTTATAAACAATATGACTTTGCAGCGGCAGGATTAGACAATACCAACGGACCAGTGACCCTTACTGACGCAGGGGATCTGGTTACCCGCACGGCACATGGGCACTCTGATGGGTCAATTGCTAAATTCTACAACATTGTAAGTACTACAGGATTAACAGAAGCTAATCTTTATTATGTCATTAACTCTACTGCAAACACCTTTCAAGTATCAGCAACTGTTGGTGGTGCAGCAGTAGCACTTACTACAGATGGTAGTGCTACTTTGTTGCCATACAAACAGGCAATTGTTATCGTTACTCCACAAGGAGCTAACTCAACCTTTACCACCCTAAACCTACACAAAAAACACAATCAAACAGGGGTAAGTGCTTATACAAGTGGATTTGTTGATATAGTGATTGCTGGTTCTAGTCTTACTAGCATTCTAATTGCTGTTGCCACCGCAGGTAATAGTACCCAAACTATTAAATATAATGCACTAGAGCAAGTAAGTATTTTGAGTAGTGATATCACCAGTGCCAGCCTTCTACTATACAACTGTAGTAACCTTCGTAATGTGGTTGGGTTTTCTAGTTCTGCTTTGACTTCTACTAATAGTATGTTCCGCGGCTGTTGGTCATTAACTACGGTGCCACTATTCAATACTGCGTCGGTGACCAATATGTCGGCGATGTTCCAAAATTGTACCTCCCTGGTGACGATACCCTTGTTTAACACCGTTTCATGTACTTTAATTAATACTATGTTTTACTGGTGTTTTTCATTGCAAGAGGTACCATTGCTAAATACAGCTCTAGTGACTAACTTTAATTTAATGTTTTATTTATGCACGTCACTTGAGTCAGTGCCCCTATTGAACACTGCGTCAGCAACTAATATGTCGCAGATGTTCGCGAATTGCTACGCACTAGTTACGGTGCCGCTATTTAATACTGCAGCAGTGACTAACATGAGTTCCATGTTTATTTCTTGTTACTCCCTTACATCGGTGCCCCTGTTTAATACTGCAGCAGTGACTAACATGAGTTCCATGTTTAGTTCTTGTTACTCCCTTACATCGGTGCCCCTGTTTAATACTGCAGCAGTGACTAACATGAGTTCCATGTTTAGTTCTTGTTACTCCCTTACATCGGTGCCCCTGTTTAATACTGCAGCAGTGACTAAC